CATGAAGGTCAGATTTTTGAAATCTGCATCGGGTAACGGATTCCACTACCGCAAACACGCGGTGGTGGAAATCCACTCCGATGAGATGTTGACCGATTTTTTGAATGCGGGTTTTTGTGAGGCAATTGCCGAAGCACCAAAAGCACGCGCAAAGAAGGCGGTGAAAAAGAACACGTCAAAAGAAACACGATAAGAAATGGCAATTGATATTGTAACGCCCGCGGCGTCCGAACCCATCACATTGACGGAAGCAAAGAATTTTTTGCGCGTTGACCATAACGATGACAACACTTTGATTTCGGCATTGATATCGGCATCACGTGAAATGTGTGAACAATACACGCGACGCATTTTGGTGACGACAACAATCGACGAATATTTTGACCAATTCCCGCGCAATCATTGGGATGGTCAATCGAACTTGTTGTACTTATCACGCGGACCAGTTGCATCAATTACATCCGTTTCTTATGTTGACGAAATTGGTTCAACGGCGGTGATTCCGTCATCGTTGTACACAACCGATTTAATTTCAGAACCCGCACGCATTCAATCCATCGGTGGATGGACAACGGGGGCGGGTGTCGTCAATCAATTAATTGTTCGCTATGTCGTTGGAACGGCCGTGTCTGCAATTCCAAAGCCGTTGATTCAAGGGATGATGCTTGTCATTTCTGAATTGTACGACCAAAGAATGGACCGCGTTCGCCAACTGCCAACGGCATCCGAATATTTGTGGAACCCATATCGAATCTTTACATTCTAATGATTGACCAGTCGGGACAATTAGACCGCAGAATCACGATTCAATCGTTCAACGAATCAACTGATGATTTCGGTGAAGTGATTTTGTCGTTCACAACCTTGGCCAATGTTTGGGCAAAGGTGGTTGAAACCGGCGCGCATTTTGGTGAAGGTGAAGAAGGCAACCAAATGGTTGCAACCAAACGTGTGGAATTTTTCATTCGTTACCGCTCGGACATTAACGAGCAAATGCAAATTGTATACGACAACACAACCTACACAATCGAAGCGATTTTGAATGCAGACGCACGCAAGTCGTTCCAAAAGATTGTGACAAGATTTGCGGACTAATGGGAACAACGGGTGGTGCTTTTATTGGATTTGATGAAAAGGATATCAAGAAGGAATTTGAACGCGCTTTCAAAGAGTTGGAAAACCTACATGATGGGGTGACAACTGCACAAATTCGCCGCATTGCACGCAAGTCATTGAAGCCGATGTTGAAAGGTTACAAAGACGAAATCAAGAACATTGATTCCGGAACGTTCAAAGTGTACCGAAATGGCGGGATTTATGCAGAAATAACCAAAGGCCAATTGAAGAAATCAATGGGTATCATCACCACGCGTGTGAATCGTGGGGCAACGTTTGCGTCCTTATCGGTTGGCCCAAGGGTGAAGCGTACATTCAGCGACCCGGAAAAAGGTGGTTGGTTTGCTCACTTTTTGGAATACGGATATTTAAAGGACGGACAATATAAAGGACCAAACAAAGGATTTGCCAAACGCGCACGAACAAGAAATTCAAGCGGCGTTGGAAACGAGTTCAAGCGATTGATGCGTGGGTTCCTTAATAGACAAGTAAAAGCCGCGCGCATATGATTGGGAAGGTTATCAAATCAAAGTTCACCAGCGATTCAGCATTGAACACGTTGTTTGGTGGGCGCGTTTTTCCAGTAATTGGAGCGCAAACAAAAGCGACGCCGTTCGCGATTTACGAGGTGGCGAATATCACCACAAGTATGTCGAAAGAAAGCGATTCGCATATTGACGAAATAGATGTTCGAATCACGTTGATTTCAACAAAGTATTCGGACACACAAAACGCCGTTGAATACGTTCGGAGTGCATTCGTAAGAATGAACCAAACGATTGGCGGGGTGAAAGTAAAATCGTGCGCCTTTGAAGGCCAACGCGATTTGTTCAGCGATGATGAACGGACGTTCGGGTCACAAGTTGATTTGAAATTCCGCGTGTCTCGCGATTGATTTTGTAGATTTAAAAACGATTAAAAAGTAAAAAAATGGCAGTAACAAGCATCATGAATTCAACGGACGTTGTGATTCAAATTTCAGAAGATAACGGAACTTCTTATGACATCATTGGCCGTACAACATCGGCATCATTAAGTGTTTCAATGGAAACACGCGACACCACAAACAAAGATTCAGCCGGATGGCAAGAGAATCTTGAGGGTCTTAAAGCGTGGTCACTTAGTGGCGACGGCTTGGTGACTTACTCAATCAGTGGTGACTATGACACACCGGACGACCTTTTCACTTTATTGAGCAACCGCACAAAAGTGAAAGTTCAATTTGGTTCAATGACGACTGGGGAAATTGACTACACTGGTTTTGCATACTTGACAAGCTATGAGCAAGAAGCGGGTGTTGAGGAAAATGTGACCTATTCATTCGGATTCACAGGCACTGGTGTACTTCTTCAAGCGGCGGTTCCGGCTTAAATTATTGATTCGGGGCCGTCCGTCGGGCGGCCCCTTTATTACCTAACAACAACAAAAAAACAACAACATGACAACAATCATTGAAATCGGGGGACGTAAACACCCAATTAGATTTGGATTCAACGCCTTGCGTGAATTCTCAAGAATGACGGGAACAACATTGGCGCAATTGGAAAACCTTGGCGACGATATGACTTTGGACCAAGCAATCACATTGATGTTTTGCGGATTCAAAGACGGCGCAAGAAAAGAAAAAGCACCATTCCGATATGATGTGGCAGACGTTGCCGACTGGATTGACGAAGATGAAGAATTGATTGAAAAGGCGTTCGCCGTCTTTGAAGAACAATTTTCATCGGGTAGTGAAAAAAAGTAAATGACCGAACGTCGCAACAAGGTGACGTTGCAACATGGGACACGTTGGAAGCGTTCGCGTTCGGTCAAGTTGGATTGATGCCGTCCCAATTTTATGACCTATTGCCACGCGAGTGGGGGAACTTGGTTGAAGGTTGGAACGAACGTCAAAACCGAAAAGAACAAACGGATTGGGAAAGGACGCGTTGGATGACAACAATCCTTTTGAATCCACACACAAAGAAGCGCATCAAGCCAAAAGATTTGATTGTGTTTCCTTGGGAAAGCAAGCCGAAGAAGAACCACAAGGTTTGGACACGGGGCGAAATTTTAGAAGCAATAAACGAACGCAAACAACGCGCAAAAGCCAATGGCAAGTCTTAGTTCATTAAATTTCCGACTAACCGCGAACATCGCGCCATTCCGTAAAGGTCTAAACAAGGCCGAACGTTCAATGGATAAGATGGGGCGCAAGATGCAACAAACGGGCAAGAATTTGTCAATGAAGTTGACCGCGCCACTTGTTGCGTTGGGTGCGGTTTCTTTTAATGTGTTCAAAGGTTTTGAAGCGGAAATGTCCAAAGTCAAAGCGGTGTCGGGTGCAACCGCTGAAGAGTTTAAAGCGTTATCGGATAACGCCAAAGATTTGGGAGCATCCACGATGTTCACGGCGCGTGAGGTTGCGCAATTACAAACGGAGTTCGCAAAACTTGGTTTCACGGCCACGGAAATCACAAAGGTCACCGAATCAACATTGGCATTGGCCCAAGCGTCGGGAAGCGATTTGGCGCGTGCCGCTGAAGTTGCTGGTTCAACATTGCGCGCGTTTGGATTAGATGCAAGCGAAACGGGTCGTGTCACGGATGTGATGGCGACGTCGTTCAGTTCATCGGCATTGGATATGGAAACATTCGCGAACTCGATGGCGTTTGTTGCACCCGTTGCGAAAAGCGCGGGAATGTCTATTGAAGAAACATCCGCAATGTTGGCGGTGTTGGCCAATGCTGGTATTAAAGGTTCAAAAGCGGGAACCGCATTGCGCCGTATTATTTCGGAAATCGGTGCAACTGGAAAACCAGTGTCCGAGGCATTGAAAGATTTGGCAACTCAAGGCATTGGACTTGCCGATGCGAAAGATGAAGTTGGACGTTCAGCGCAATCCGCGCTTTTGATTTTATCGGAAGGCGTTGACCAAATCAAACCATTAACCACGGAATTTGAAAATTCAGCGGGTGCGGCAAAAGCAATGGCCGATGTGATGGGTGACAATGCACTTGGTGCATCCAAGCGTTTGGAATCCGCAATGGAAGGATTGGGAATTTCAATCGGTGAAATTTTAGCCGAAGGCATTGTTCCAATGATTGAGAAGTTGGCAAAACTTGCGGGCAAGTTGAACAAGATGTCGCCATCGGCAAAAAGAACCGCCGTTGTTTTTGGTTTAATACTTGCGGCAATCGGCCCGTTGATGTTCTTAATTGGTGGGTTGATTCGCAATTTTGTTCTATTGCGTGCGGTGATGATAAAATCAAACATCAGCACAAAAACCGCCACGGCATTGCAACGCATTTATAATATGGTTTTGAGAGCCAACCCGATTGGATTGGTCATCACGGCGGTTGTGGGTTTAGCGGCGGCGTTTACGTTATTAAATAAAAAGAAAAAAGAGGCGGTCGTTGTTGAGAAGAAATTGACGGAAGGAGCGCGCGAAGATATTGCGAAAACAAAAGTTCGCCAATCGCAAGCCAACAAGTTGATTGAAACAATCAAAGACCAAAACATTTCCAATGAACAACGTCAACGTTTGATAAAACGATTGAACACGGAATACAAGGATTTATTGCCAAATCTAATTGACGAAAAAGATTCCGTTGAAGATATCACGACGGCGCAAAAGGAAATGAACAATCAAATGGCGAAAAAAGTCGTCATGATTGCCGCACAAGACCAATTGGCCGAAGCGTCAAAAAAGGCGGTTGAAGCAATGAAGCAAATGGAGCCAGCACAAAGAAGGTTGGACGATGCAATGATTGCTTATAAAAATTCAACTGGCGAAACGATAACGGCGCAAGAAGCGTTGAGAATTTCAACAACTGAATTTTCGAATCCTTATCGTCATTTAGCGCAAGAAATTTCAAACGCAAATAGTGAGTTCACAACACAAGAAGCTATTCTTGAGGGTTCGCAAATGGAAATGGCAAGGTTTGCGGAAAGAATCGATGAAGTCACCGAAGCACTAACGGGTGCGGGTGATGAAACGGGGGGCCTTGGTGATGAAACCGAAGTGTTGAAAGAAGCGTTGTTGGATTTACCAGTCAAAGGAATTTCAAGTCAATTTGAAGAAAAGTTTTTACCGATGATGGAAAACGTCCGTCATCAAATGGTGAACTTTACTGCGTTGGCTATTCAAGCCGGTCGCGCCGTTAGTGATGTTTTCGCGCAATCGTTGCGTGACGCATTCGGTGAATTAGAAAAAGGCGAAACCCGATTCGGAAAGTTCAAAGAATCGATGGCGAAAATGTTGCGGGATATGATTATCCAATTCACGGCGGCGGCAATTGCCGCATTCGCGTTGGCCGTTGCCGTTCGATTGGCCATTGGTGGTGTTGGCGGCCTTGGTGGGATTGGCGATATCTTTTCAACGATGCAAAGCGTGGGCGGATTTATGCCAAACATCCCGATGTTGGCCGAAGGTGGTGTTGTAACTTCACCAACGTTGGCAATGATTGGCGAGGGCGGACAATCCGAAGCGGTCATTCCATTGGATAGATTGGGCGAATTCGGCGGCGGACAAAACGTTGTTGTCACTGGCCGAATCAGCGGGTCGGACATACTATTGTCCAACGAACGCGCGTCAAGAAATAGAACAAGACAAAGAGGTTTTTAATATATGGCGGCAAGATTACATTCGGAATTCACATCATCATACGGCATTGATTATGTGATTCAATTTCACGACAATGAATTCACGGGAGCATCGACAAAAATCAACGTTTCCGGTGATGGGTTTCAATTGAACTATTCGGGACAAACCGACAACATCTATTCCCCAATCATTGGGTCGTCGTTAAACATCAACATATTAAACCGAGGCGAACCAGCGTTGTTGCAATACATCGAATTGTTGAAGCAATACCAACAAGACCGATTTTCAATTGTTGTCAATCGTATATTCACGAACAATGACGCGAATGTTTTTGCACAATACGAATCACGCGTTGCCGCTGATGGCGGAAGTGTTGAATCGCCGTCATGCTACAAACAAGACGTGATTGATTTGGGCGGTTCAATTAGCACAACACAAGAATTGTTTTGGGCGGGAATGATTGTTCAAGATTTGATTGAAGTTGAAGATGTTTCCTTTCCGTCAATTTTTAGCATTCAAGCAACCGACGGCATTTCAAAGTTGAAGGACACGTTGTGTGGCACGTCATTCTTCAGACAATTCACAAATCAATTCATCAACGCATTGGACCAAGTTGGCGCGCTGGAAATATATGGTGCAAACGACCCCGTGTTCGTTGTTGTGTCTAACTGGTGGGCGCAAGAAATGACATACAATGCAAACAACAATCCATTGGACGAAACGTTTGCGGATTTCCACGCATTCGACACGATTGATGAACAAGGTGTTTATACCAACAAAAATTGGTTTGAAATCTTGTCACAAATGTGCACGATTTTTGGTTTGCGTTTTTACTATTCAAACGGCCAATACCGATTGGAGCAATTGTTTCAACGAGAAACATCTTCGATGATTGAACATCGATATAAAAAAGACAAAACAAAGATTGACCAATCGGTTGTTTCTTACGAAAGAACGATTGACCAATTGTCGGGACAAGCGCGATTGGCTGGAAATATTTTCAATTTTTTGCCAGCGGTGAACGATGTTTCCGTGACATTGAATCAAGAACCAAAGGCAATGAAGGGGGTGACGTGGAAAAATGGAGTCGACCCCGATTTGGCGGTTGGTTTGGTTTCATCCGCGTTGCAG